ACGCCGGAGGCGATTGAGGCGTTTTTGGAAGGGCTCAGTGACAATGCGCTGTTGGCGCTGCCGTGGCTGTTTGAGTTCTGGGCATTGCCGCATCAGTTGCCGCCGGAAGGCGCTTGGAAAACATGGTTGATCATGGGAGGGCGCGGTGCGGGCAAAACCCGCGCTGGGGCGGAATGGGTGCGCGCCGAGGTGGAGGGGGCGACCCCGATGGCACCGGGACGCGCGCGGCGGGTCGCGCTTGTCGGCGAGACGGTGGATCAGGTGCGTGAGGTGATGGTGATGGGAGAGAGCGGGATTTTGGCCTGCTCTCCGCCCGATCGGCGGCCGGAATGGCAGGCGACGCGGCGGCGGCTGGTCTGGCCCAATGGTGCGGTGGCGCAGGTGTTTTCGGCCCATGATCCGGCCAGTTTGCGCGGTCCGCAGTTTGATGCCGCTTGGGCCGATGAATTGGCAAAATGGCCCAAAGCGCAGGAGGCTTGGGATCAATTGCAGTTTGGCCTGCGGTTGGGCGACGCGCCTCGGCAGGTGGTGACGACCACGCCGCAGAATGTTGAGGTGTTGAAGGCGATTTTGAAGAACCCCTCGACCGTGACCACCCATGCACCGACGGAAGCGAACCGCGCCCATCTGGCGGCGAGTTTCCTAGAGGAAGTGCGCGCGCGCTATGGCGGCACGCGGCTGGGTCGGCAGGAGTTGGATGGGCTTTTGCTGGAGGATGTGGAGGGCAGCCTTTGGTCTGCGGCGCAGTTGGACGCGGCGCGGGTGGAGGCTGTGCCCGTCTTTAGCCGGATCGTGGTGGCGGTGGACCCGGCTGTGAGCCAAGGCGGCGGCAGCGATGAGTGTGGGATTGTGGTAGTGGGGGCGGTGACGGAGGGGCCGCCGCAAAACTGGCGGGCGGTGGTCTTGGAGGATGCCTCTGTGCGGATGTCCTCGCCCGAGACATGGGCACGGGCCGCCTTGGCGGCGATGTCGCGGCATAAGGCGGATCGGCTGGTGGTGGAGGTGAACCAGGGCGGGGATCTGGTGACCAGCGTGATCCGGGGCGTGGATGCGCTGGTGCCGATCAAGGCGGTGCATGCCAGCAAAGGTAAGGTGGCGCGGGCCGAGCCTGTGGCGGCCTTATATGAGCAGGGGCGCGTGGCGCATCTGCGCGGGCTTGCCGCGCTGGAAGAGCAGATGTGCCGCATGACGGTGCAGGGTTATCGGGGCAAGGGCAGCCCTGACCGGGTGGATGCGTTGGTTTGGGCGTTGACCGAGTTGATCGTGGACCCCTCGCAAGCCTTTGTCGCGCCGAGGCTGCGGACGCTCGGTTAACGCCCCTTAAGGATTGCCGCCTTAGGGTGACGTCCAGATCACAAGACAGCGGCCCCTGAGCGGGGCTGGGAACGGCGGGCCTGTTGCGGGGCACGCGACAAAGGAGCTTTGCGAGATGGTGTTCGATTTCCTGAAGCGCGCGCCGGGGGCGGAGAAAGCGGCTGCGGCTCGTCTGCCCGAAGCCAAAGACTCGGCTACTGCTGGGGGCTTTGTGAGCGAGGCAAAGGCCTCGGCCACTGCTGGGGGCTTCGTGACCGAGGCAAAGGCCTCGGCCACGGGGCGTGTGGTGGCCTTTGGCTCTTCAGGCCGGGTGGCGTGGAGCCCGCGCGATGCGGTGAGCCTGGCGCGGTCGGGGTTTCAGGGCAACCCGATTGGCTTTCGCGCGGTCAAGCTGATTGCCGAGGCGGCGGCGGCGCTTCCCTTGGTATTGCAGGATGCCGAGCGGCGGTATGAGACGCATCCGGTCTTGGACCTCATCCGCCGACCCAATGGTGTACAGGGGCGGGCAGAGCTGTTTGAGGCGGTTTATGGTCATCTGTTGCTGTCGGGCAATGCCTATATTGAGGCGGTGCCAGGGGTGGGCGCGCTGCCGGGGGAGTTGCATGTGCTGCGATCGGACCGGATGGCTTTGGTGCCGGGAGCGGACGGTTGGCCGGTGGCCTATGATTACAACGTGTCGGGGCGCACGCACCGCTTTGCGATGAGTGCCGAGGCGCAGCCGATTTGCCATATCAAGACCTTCCATCCGCAGGATGACCATTACGGGTTCAGCCCGATGCAGGCGGCGGCGGTGGCGTTGGATGTGCACACCAGCGCAAGTGCCTGGTCAAAGGCGTTGTTGGACAATGCCGCGCGGCCCTCCGGCGCCATTGTGTACAAAGGTGCAGATGGGCAAAGCCATTTGTCTGCCGACCAATATGACCGGCTGTTGAGTGAAATGGAGAGCCATCATCAGGGCGCGCGCAATGCGGGCCGACCAATGCTGTTGGAAGGCGGTTTGGACTGGAAACCAATGGGCTTTTCACCAAGCGACATGGAGTTTCAAAAGACCAAAGAGGCGGCGGCGCGCGAGATTGCCATCGCCTTCGGTGTGCCGCCGATGCTGATGGGGATTCCGGGGGATGCGACCTATGCCAATTACCAAGAGGCGAACCGCGCGTTTTACCGGCTGACCGTGCTGCCCTTGGTGCAGCGGGTGGCGGCGGGGGTGTCGCATTGGCTGTCGGGGTTCACCGGCGAGGCGGTGGAGCTGCGGCCTGATCTGGACCAGATCCCGGCCTTGGCAGTGGAGCGCGATCAGCAATGGGCGCGGGTGGGGGCGGCGGATTTCCTAACGCCAGCTGAAAAGCGGGCTTTGCTGGGGCTGCCGCGCCTGCCTGAGGCGGGAGTGGTGGAGGACGGTGAGGCGTGAGGAAGCCGGGCGAAAGCGGGTCGCGCTTTGTCTACGACAGTTTTGACGCTGCCGCGGCCCGGATCGAGGCGAATGAGCGGGTGGCCGAAGAGCGTTGGGCGGCGCTGGAATGGCGGTTGAGCCAGATTGATGCGGTGCTGGAGCGGTTGGAAAAGCGCATCTGGCTGGGGGTTTACGGGGTGGCCGCGTTTCTGCTGGCGCAGATGGCTGAGGCGTTGATCCAGGCGGCCAGTAGGTAGAAGGGTGAGGTGTGAGATGACGATGGATGGTGCATTGGAGCGCAAGGACATGCAGGCGCCTGCTGGGGCCGGGATGGGTCTGCGGCTGACCGAGGGTCACGGAATCGAGGGCTATGCAAGCTTGTTCGGCAAGCGCGATCAAGGCGGCGATGTGGTGGTGAAGGGTGCCTATTCGGCCAGCCTCAAGCGGCTTGCGGCGGCGGGCCGCGCGGTCAAAATGCTGTGGCAGCATGACCCGGCCCAGCCGATCGGCATTTGGGATGAGGTGCGCGAGGATGCCACGGGCCTGTGGGTCAAGGGGCGCTTGCTGTGCGATGTGGAGAAGGGCCGCGAGGCGGCGGCCCTGTTGGCGTCGGGGGCGATTGACGGGCTGTCGATTGGCTACCGCACCGTGAGAGCGGAACGCGATGGCAAGGGGCAACGCCTTTTGCAGGAATTGGAGCTTTGGGAGGTGTCCTTGGTGACCTTCCCGATGCTTCCCGAAGCGCGGGTGGCGGCCAAGGGCGATCTGCCTGAGGCCGAGACCTGGCGCAGTCTGGCGCAGGCTTTGACCGAAGCGGCAGAGGCCATGGCCGGGCGGCCCTAGGCCCGGTTTTTACGACCAAACCAAAGGATGAATGGAATGACCGAGATGAAGGCTCGGGCCGGGGAAGGTGTGCCTATGGCCACCCAATCGGCCCAAACTCCGGGTGCGGAAGTGAAAACCGCTCTGGATGGATTTCTGAACGCCTTCAGGGGCTTTCAGAGTGAAGTGAAACAATCGTTGAAACATCAGGAAGAGCGTTTGACCATGCTGGATCGCAAACAGATGACTTTTGGCCGCCCTGCACTGGCCACCAGTGCCGAGGTGGAAGTGCCCCACAAGATGGCCTTTGGCGCCTACTTGCGTTCGGGCGATGATGATGGCCTGCGGGGCCTTGTTCTGGAGGGCAAGGCCTTGTCGACCGCAGTGGCCGCCGATGGCGGCTATCTGGTAGACCCGCAAACCGCCGAGACCATTCGTTCGATGCTGGTGTCGACCTCTAGCTTGCGCGCTGCGGCCAATGTGGTTCAGGTGGACGCGACGTCGTTCGACGTGCTGATTGATCGGTCGGAAGTCGGTTCGGGCTGGGCCACCGAGGTTGCGCCGCAGGCAGAAACCGCGACCCCGTTGATTGAGCGCATTTCGATCAAGCTGCATGAGCTGTCGGCCATGCCGAAGGCGAGCCAGCGGTTGCTGGATGACACCGCTTTTGACGTCGAGGGTTGGCTGGCTGGCAAGATCGCCACGCGCTTTATCCGTGCCGAGGCGGCCGCTTTCATCAATGGTGACGGTGTGGACAAGCCGCGCGGGATTTTGCTGCCCCCGAAGGTGGCCAATGCGTCCTGGACCTGGGGGAATCTGGGTTACATCCCGACCGGCGCGGCGGCGGATTTTGCCACCACCAATGCCAGCGATTGCATCGTCAATCTGGTCTATGCGCTCGGGGCGGATTACCGCGCCAATGGCACCTTTCTCATGAATTCGAAAACCGCAGGTGCGGTGCGCAAGATGAAGGATGCCGATGGCCGCTTTATGTGGGGTGACAGCCTGCAGGCCGGGGAGCCCGCGCGTCTGATGGGCTATCCGGTGTTGATCTGCGAGGACATGCCGGATGTGGCGGCCAACAGCCACCCGATCGCCTTTGGCGACTTCACCGCCGGTTACACGATTGCCGAGCGTCCCGATCTGCGCATCCTGCGTGATCCCTTCTCGGCCAAGCCGAATGTGCTGTTCTACGCCAACAAGCGCGTGGGCGGCGATGTCACCGACTTTGCGGCGATCAAGCTGCTGCGTGTCGCGGTCTCGTAAGCCGGGGCTGCGGGTCCGGCCCCTTTGAGGGGCCGGATCTCTGGGCACGCGCGGGTTCGAAACGGGCCTTTGGGCTGATGGCAAAGGATCTGAAGATGATGCTGAATGAAATGACAACGGTCCCCGTTGCGGCCCTGCCCGTGCAAGGGTTGAAAGACCATTTGCGGCTGGGGTCGGGGTTCACCGAGGATGGGCTGCAAGATGGGCTGATCGAGGCCTATCTGCGCGCCGCGATTGCAATGGTTGAGGGGCGGATCGGCAAGATGCTGATCGCACGGCGGTTCAAACTGGAGCTTGAGGATTGGCGGGGGGCGGGTGAGCAGCCCTTGCCGGTGGCACCGGTCAGTTCTGTGGTGTCGGTCACGGTGGTCGATGTGCAGGGTGCGGCCACGGTGGTGGAGCCCGCGCATTATCGGCTGGTGCCGGACATGCATCGGCCGAAGCTGGTGGCGGTGGGGGTCTTGTTGCCCGTCGTGCCGATGGATGGCCGGGCTGAAGTGGTGTTTGACGCAGGCTTTGGCGCGACATGGGCCGAGGTGCCGGTGGATCTGGCGCAGGCGGTGATGCTGCTGGCGGCTGAGTATTATGAGACGCGCCAGCCCGGAGATGGGAGCACCTCGGGTCTACCGTTTGCGGTGCAGGCGCTGATCGAGCGCTGGCGCACGGTGCGGATTCTGGGTGGTAAACCATGAGCGCCCCTCGAAAGACGCTGCGCTTGGATCGCCGGATGGTGCTGGAGGCGCCCGCGCGAGTTGCTGATGGCGCGGGTGGGTTTCAGCTGACCTGGGTGGTGCGGGGCGTTTTGTGGGTCGCGCTGACGCCCGGGGCGGGGCGCGAGGCCGCCGGGATCGAAGTGCGCGCGGCGCAGGTGCCTTACCGAATCACGGTGCGCGCTGCCCCTGTGGGATCAACGGTGCGGCCTCGGCCTGAGGATCGGCTGCGCGATGGGGCGCGGGTCTTCACGTTGCTGGCCGTGACCGAAGAGGGCCCGCGTGGCCAGTATCTGACCTGTTTTGCCCGTGAGGAGGATCCGGCATGAGCTATGCGGCGGCGGCGGCATTGCAGGCGACGATCTACGGGGCGCTGAGTGCGGCGCCTGCGCTTTCGGGGGTGAGCATCGTTGATGCCATGCCTCCTGGCACCACGCCCGGCACCTTTATTCTGATCGGCCCCGAAGTGGCGGTGGATCAGTCGGATGGCACGGGGGCAGGGGCGGAGCACCGCTTCACCATCAGCGTCATCAGCGATGCGACAGGGTTCTTGACCGCGAAATCGGTGGCCTCGGCAGCTTCGGCGGCGGTGTTGGCGGGGGGGCTTAGCCTGACGACAGGGCATCTGGTGTCGATCAATTTTCAGCGCGCTGTGGCGCGGCGGCTGGAGGAGGGCACCACGCGGCGCATCGACATGACGTTTCGGGCGCGGGTGGAGCTTTAGCAGATTTTCACAGCCAAGGGCGCGGCCCTTTGGCGGTTAGGGAGATGAGATATGGCAGTGCAGAGCGGCAAGGATCTGTTGATCAAGGTCGATATGGTTGGGGACGGGCAGTTTCAGACGCTGGCGGGGCTGCGCGCCCAGCGGTTCAGCCTGAATGCCGATCAGGTGGATGTCACCAGCCTGGAAAGTGCGGGCGGCTGGCGGGAGTTGCTGGCGGGGGCAGGCGTAAAGTCCGCCTCAATCTCGGGCTCGGGCGTCTTTAGAGATGCGGCGACCGATGGGCGCGCACGGCAGATTTTCTTTGACGCCGAGACGCCGGATTTTCAGGTGGTTGTGCCGGATTTCGGCACCATTGAGGGGCCGTTCCAGATCACCAGCATCGAATATGCCGGCAGCCATAATGGCGAGGCGACCTATGAGATCAGCCTCGCCTCGGCGGGTCAGCTGACCTTTGTGGCGCTGTAAGGGGGCGTGCCGATGGCCAACCCCTATGCCGGTGAGGTGGCGATTGTGCTGGATGGACAGCGCCATGTGGCCAAGCTGACCTTGGGCACGCTGGCTGAGTTGGAGGCTGCGCTGGAGGCGGGGTCTTTGATGGAGCTTGTGGAGCGGTTCGAGACGCGGGCCTTCACCACGCGCGATGTGCTGGCGCTGGTCGTGGCGGGGCTGCGGGGCGGGGGATGGCAAGGCACGGCCGCCGATCTGCGCACCGCCGAGATTGGCGGCGGACCGGTGGCGGCGGCGCGGGTGGCGGCGGAGTTGCTCGCGCTGGCGTTCCAGCTGCCGGGCGAGGCATGAGCGGGATTGATTGGCCGGGGTTGATGCGGGCCGGGATGGGCCGCTTGGGCCTGACGCCCGATCAGTTCTGGCGGCTTAGCCCGGTGGAGTTGCGGACCATGTTGGGCGCAGAGGCGGCTGGGCCGCCTTTGACGCGGGCGCGGCTGGAAGAGCTGGCTGCGGCATATCCCGATCAGGGAAAGGGCAAGGATCATGGCAGAGATTGACGAGCTGCAAGACCAGATCGCCGCACTTGAGGCCACTTTGGCGGGCAGTGCGGGGATGGTGGCGGCCTTTGACGGCGAGTTGGCGCGGATGCGCGACAGCTTGGTGTTTACCGGGCGCGAGGTGAACACGCTGTCTTCGGGGATCGGTGGCGGCTTGCGCCGGGCTTTCGATGGGCTGGTGTTTGACGGGGTGAAGCTGTCGGATGCGCTGCGCGGTGTGGCGCGGACCATGGCCGACACGATCTATGGCGTGGCCATGAAGCCGGTACAGAACGCGCTGGGCGGCGCGCTGGCCCAAGGGTTGAACGGGCTTTTGGGCGGTTTGATGCCCTTTGAAAAGGGTGGGGCCTTTGTCCAAGGCCGGGTGATGCCCTTTGCCGAGGGCGGTGTGGTGGCGCAGGCCACCACCTTCCCGATGCGCGGCGCCACGGGGTTGATGGGCGAGGCGGGGCCCGAGGCGATTATGCCCTTGGCGCGTGGGGCGGATGGCCGGTTGGGGGTGCAGGCGGCGGGATCGGCGCGGCCGGTCACGGTGGTGATGAATATCACGACCCCCGATATGCAGGGCTTTCAGCGCAGCCAGACCCAAATTGCCGCCCATGCCCAGCGGATGCTGGCGCGTGGGCAAAGAAACCGCTGAGGGGGCAGGACCATGGCATTTCACGAGATCCGTTTTCCGGCGAATCTGTCGTTCGGCGCGCTGGGCGGGCCCGAGCGGCGTACCGAAATCGTCACGCTGGCCAATGGCCATGAGGAGCGCAACACGCCTTGGGAACATTCGCGTCGGCGCTATGACGCGGGGATGGGGCTGCGGTCCTTGGACGATCTGGAGACGCTGATCGCGTTCTTTGAGGCGCGGCGCGGGCCCCTGCATGCGTTTCGATGGAAGGACTGGGCGGATTGGAAATCCTCAATCCCTTCGGCGGCGACGGGGCCGATGGATCAAACCTTAGGTGTTGGCGATGGGGTGCGGACGACGTTCCCGCTGCGCAAACGGTACCTGTCGGGGTCTCAGGACTATTGGCGCCCGATTGCGAAGCCGGTGATGGGCACGGTGGCGGTGGCGATTGCGGATGATCCCAAGGTGGAGGGGGTGGAGTTCACGGTTGATGCGGCGACCGGGATCCTAACCTTTGTCACGCCCCCCGACATTGGCGCGCAGGTCACAGCGGGGTTTGAGTTTGATGTGCCGGTGCGGTTCGACACCGACCGCATCGCGGTTTCGCTGGCCTCGTTTAAGGCGGGCGAGGTGCCGGACGTGCCAGTGATCGAGGTGCGGCTATGAGCGGGCGGGAGGGGCTTTATCAGCATCTGGGCGGTGGCATCACCACGGTCTGCCATTGCTGGCTGGTCACGCGCAAGGATGGCGAGACCTATGGCTTTACCGACCATGACCGCGATTTGTCATTCGAGGGCCATGTGTTCAAAGCATCGAGCGGGCTGTCAGCGGGGGCTTTGCAGCAGACCACGGGCCTGTCGGTGGACAATTCCGAGGCGGTGGGGGCCTTGTCGGATGCCTCGGTCCGCGAGGAAGATCTGGCGGAGGGGCGCTTTGACGGGGCCGAGGTGCAAAGCTGGCTGGTCAATTGGGCCGATGTCCGCGCGCGGGTGACCGAGTTTCGCGGCAATTTCGGTGAGGTGACGCGCAAGGCTGGCGCCTTTCGGGTGGAGCTGCGGGGCCTGAGCGAGCGGCTTAACCAAGCGCAGGGGTTGGTCTATCAGGCGGGCTGTGGCGCGGTTCTGGGGGATGCGCGCTGTGGGATTGATCTTGGCCTGCCGTCGTATCGGGCAACGACGCTCATTGCCGAGATTGACGTGCTGGGCCGGATCGGGATCGAGGGTCTGACCGGCTTTGCCGATCAGTGGTTCGAGCGGGGTCAGATCGAGGTGCTGAGCGGGGCCTCGGCAGGTATGTCGGTGATGGTCAAGGCCGACCGGCTGACCGCGACGGGCCGGGTGGTGGACCTTTGGCATGGCACGGGCGCGGTTTTGGCAGAAGGCGACAGCATCCGGCTGATTGCAGGATGTGATCGGCGTGCGGCGACCTGCCGGACGAAGTTTGCGAATTTTCTGAACTTTCGGGGCTTTCCCCATGTGCCGGGTGAGGATTGGCTGACCTCGTACCCCGTCTCGGGCCCTGTGAATGACGGGGGGAGCCTACAGGGATGACCCGCAATGACGAGGTTCTGGTGCGCGCGCGCGACTGGTTGGGCACGCCCTATCGGCATCAGGCGAGTTGCAAGGGCGCGGGCACGGATTGTCTGGGCCTTTTGCGCGGAATTTGGCGCGAAATCCACGGGCAGGAACCGCGCTCTGTGCCCGCCTATACCGCGGACTGGGGCGAGCCAACCGGGCAGGAGGTGCTTTTGCAGGCCGCGCAGGCGATCTTGCAGCCCGTGGTGCAGGGCCAAGAGGTGCCCGGCGACATCTTGCTGTTTCGCATGCGGCCAAGGGCGGTGGCCAAGCATCTGGGCATTCTGGCCGAAACGGGCCCTGTGCCTGCGTTCATTCATGCCTACAGCGGTCATGGGGTTGTGATCTCGCCGCTGTCGGGGCCTTGGCAGCGCAAGATCGCCGCCGTTTTTCGTTTTCCGTGAAGGAGCCTGAACCATGGCGACCATCCTTTTGTCAGCAGTCGGAGCGGCCGTCGGGGCGGGATTCGGCGGCACGGTGCTGGGCCTGTCAGGGGCGGTGATTGGCCGGGCCATTGGCGCCACGCTTGGCCAAGTCATTGACCAGCGTTTGCTTGGCGTGGGATCTGAGGCGGTGGAGGTGGGCCGGGTCGAGCGGTTCCGCCTGACCGGGGCCAGCGAAGGCGCGGCTGTCACGCGCGCCTGGGGTCGCGTGCGGCTCGGGGGGCAAGTCATCTGGGCGACGCGCTTTCGCGAAACCGTGTCGGAGAGCGGCGGCGGCAAGGGCGGCGGGGGCCGGATGACGCAATACAGCTATTCGGTCAGCCTTGCCATTGCGCTGTGCGAAGGAGAAATCCGCCGTGTGGGTCGGATCTGGGCCGATGGCAACGAGATTGCGACCAACGCCCTGACGATGCGGGTCTACAAGGGCACCGAGACGCAGCTGCCCGATCCCAAAATCGCGGCGGTCGAGGGCGCGGGCAATGCACCTGCCTATCGCGGGGTTGCCTATGTGGTGATCGAAGATCTGGATCTTTCGGCTTTCGGCAATCGGGTGCCGCAGTTCAGCTTTGAGGTCGTGCGTCCGGCGCAAACCGCGGCCGGGGCGCGGGTTGAGGAGTTGGCGGCCAGCATCTCGGGCGTTTGCGTCATCCCGGGAACGGGGGAGTATTCGCTGGCAACCACGCCTGTGCATTACCAGATCAGCCCCGGCCAGAACCGCACCGCCAATGTGAACATGCCGACCGACCAGACCGACTTTGCGCTGTCGCTGGAGCAGTTGACCGAAGAGATGCCGGGGGTGGGGGCGGCTTCTTTGGTGGTGTCGTGGTTCGGCGATGATCTGCGCTGTGGTCAGTGCACAATTCGGCCAAAGGTGGAACAAAAAACGCTGGACGGCGTGGGCATGCCGTGGCGCTCGGGCGGGATCACGCGGGGCTTGGCCGAGGACGTGCCAAAGGTCGAGGGGCGCTCGATCTATGGCGGGACACCCAGCGATCAGGCAGTCATCGAGGCAATTGTCGCGATGAAAGCGGCCGGGAAAGACGTGACCTTCTACCCTTTCATCCTGATGGACCAGCTTGAAAGCAATAGCCTTTTGAACCCGTGGACCGGGCAGGTGGGCCAGCCAAAGCTGCCATGGCGCGGGCGCATCACCACCTCGCTGGCGCCGGGCCTTGCTGGCACGCCGGATCGCACCGCCGCCGCTGCTGCCGAGGTGGCAGCCTTTATCGGCACGGCCACAGCGGCGCATTTTGCGCTGTCGGGCAACACCATCACCTACAGTGGGCCGAATGAATGGAGCTATCGGCGCTTCATCCTGCACAATGCGATGCTCTGTGCCGCAGCAGGCGGGGTTGAGGCGTTCTGCATCGGCTCAGAAATGCGGGGGCTGACGCAGATCCGGGGGGCGGGCGACAGCTTTCCGGCGGTCACGGCGTTGATCGCGCTGGCCGCCGAGGTGCGCAGTATTCTGGGACCCACCTGCAAGCTGTCCTATGCCGCCGATTGGTCAGAGTATTTCGGCTATCACGTGGGCAACAACGTCTACTTTCACCTAGACCCCCTATGGGCCAACGCCAACATCGATTTCATCGGCATCGACAATTACATGCCCCTGTCCGACTGGCGCGAAGGCGAGATACATGCCGACAGCACGTGGCAATCGCTGCATGACCCCAATTACCTGATCGCCAATATCGCGGGCGGTGAGGGGTTTGACTGGTATTACGCTAATGAGGCCGATGAGGCCGCGCAAACCCGCACGCCCATCACCGATGGCGCCCATGATGAGCCTTGGGTCTACCGCTACAAGGACCTGCGCAACTGGTGGCTGTCGCAGCACCATCCGCGCCTTGCCGGGGTGCGCCAAGCCACGCCCACCCCTTGGGTGCCGCAATCCAAGCCCTTCCGCTTTGTCGAATATGGCTGCGCGGCCATCGACAAGGGCACCAATCAGCCCAACAAGTTTCTCGATCCGAAATCCTCGGAATCCGCACTGCCCAAGTTCTCGACCGGCCAGCGCGATGACCTTTTGCAGATGGCCTATTACACCGCCATGGCGCGGTTCTGGCGTGATCCGGCCAACAATCCCACCTCTTTGGCCTATTCTGGGCCGATGCTGGATTTTGACCGGTCTTTGGCTTGGGCTTGGGATGCCCGGCCGTTCCCGGCCTTTCCCTTGAACCAGACGCTATGGAGCGATGGCGGAAACTTTGAAGCCGGGCATTGGTTGAACGGACGATCGGCCAACCAGTCGCTGGCCGCCGTGATTGAGGATGTCTGTGACGCGGCACGTCTCAGCGATGTCGACACCGCCCGCGCCCATGGCGTGGTGCGGGGGTATCATGTGACCGACGTTGCCTCGGCCCGGGCGGTGCTGCAGCCGGTGTTGCAGGCCGCCTCGGTCGATGCGGTGGAACGCGAGGGGCAAATGCGTTTTCTGCGTCGCACCGGGCTTGCGCCAACGCCGTTAGCCCCCGAGAGCCTTGCCCTGATGGAGGGTGGTGACGCGGGTCTTGAGGCAACGCGTCTGGGAGAGACCGAGACGCACGACCATTTGCGCCTGATCTATCTTGAAGCCGAAAGCGACTTTGCGGTGCGTGCCGTTGCGGCAAGCCTGCCTGACGCCACAGGAGCGTCCGTGGCGCAAAGCGATCTGCCCTTGGCGCTCACGCGGGCTGAGGCTGCAGCCATGGCCGAGCGCTGGCTGATCGAGGCGCGTCTGGCCCGCGACAGCCTTCGGTTGGGCCTGCCGCCCTCGCGCCGTGACATCGGGGCCGGATCGGTGATCGAACTGGCAGGCAAACGCTATCGGGTGGACCGCTGCGAGTTGACCGCAATGCAAACGATTGAGGCGGTGCGCATTGACCCGGCAGTCTACCGCGACCCAAGGATCGACCCCGAGGCGACCAGCTGGAAGCCCTATCAGCCCCCTTTGCCGCCCTATCCGGTGTTTCTCGACCTTCCCTTGCTCACAGGATCGGAACAGCCGCATATCCCGCATCTGGCGGTGGCGGCCAGCCCTTGGCCGGGGCAGGTGGCGCTGTGGTCCTCGCCCACCGAGGCGGGCTTTAGGCTCAACACGCTCATCAACCGGCCCGCCCTTGTCGGGGTGACCGAGACCGCTCTGGCCCGCGGTCAGGCCGGGCGGTGGGAGCGCGGCCCGGCCCTGCGCATCCGGTTAGGGTCCGGTCAGCTGTCCTCGGCCGATGCGCTTTCAGTGCTGGCCGGAAGCAATGCGCTGGCAATCGGCGATGGCAGCGCGGACCTTTGGGAGGTGTTGCAATTCACTGACGCCATGCTGGTGGCACCAGGGACCTATGACATTCACACCCGCTTGCGGGGCCAGCTTGGCACCGACGGGCTGATGCCCGATCTTTGGCCCGCTGGCAGTACGGTGGTGCATCTCGACGCGGCCCTGCGCCAGATCACCTTGCCACAATCGGCGCGCGGCTTGGTGCGCCATTACCGCGTCGGCGATGCCATGCGCGGCTTTGATGCCGAAGGGGGCGTCGCGCTGAATGCCGCGTTTCAAGGCAACGGGCTGCGGCCCTATTCGGTCTGCCATCTGAAAAAGCGCGGCGCGCTGGGCGCGGATATCGACTTTGACTGGATCCGCCGGACCCGGATCGACGGCGACAGTTGGCAGTCGATCGAAGTGCCCTTGGGCGAAGAGAGCGAACGCTATCGCCTACAAGTATTCTCCGGCGCCACACTTCTGCGCGAAGTGACCACAACGCAACCGGGCTGGACCTATCCCGCCACGCTGCAAGCGGTGGACGGGGCAGGGCCACTAACGAGGATCGAGGTGGCGCAGGTCTCGGCCAGCTTTGGCGCAGGCCCGGCGCGGGCACTGACGCTGGGCTAA